AAGAACAAAAACAGCTGCACAGATTAAAAAAATTATAGAAGGCATCAAAGGAACTAAAGCAAAAAAAATTAGTAAGATAGCAGCGAGAGCTGTTGAAGGTATGACCGTTGTTGGTTCTACAGATTTTTTAGTGTCAGAGCCTGGAAGAAAATCTGCATTTTTTGAACCTGAAAATACAAAAGGTTTAAAGGGTAAAGAATTAGCTGCAGCAAAATTTAGAAATAAAGTTAAATATGGACAAGAAGGTTTGATAATTGGTGGTGGTTTTCCTCTTGTAGGAAAAAGTATGCAGCTTGGATACAAATACGGTCTTGCACCGTTTGTTAAAACAACTGCAAGTTTGGGAGCCAAAGGTATTAACACTGCAGTATTTAGACCTATATCTTATATTGGATCAAGAGAACTTGTAGCTCCCGTTGTCAAAAGAACAGCCAAAGGTATTAGAACTGCAACCGATTTTACATTAACAAAATTTTTAGCACCAAGTATTGTATCTGCTTTTTCTGGTAAAATTGTTAGACAGTTGCCACCGTTTGAACAATGGAGATTACGATCTTTAGAATCACCTATAAAAGAAGAAAGAGTATTAAAAAGATTAGATAACATACTATCTTACTTTAGATCTTACGGTAAATTACCTAAAGATATAGAAGGTGTTTCAGAAAAAGTTATGCTTTACATTAAAGGTAGGGCTAGAAAAATAGATAGAACTTTAGAAGGTATAGATAATAAAGCTTATAATTTAGCAAAAAAATTTCAAAATCAATATAATACTAACGAGGTATCACCTGCCTTACAAAAACATTTTTTAGATAAGGTAGATGAATTTTTAAGAAACCAAAGAAAATTAGAGGATTTACCAACAGAATTACAAGCCTTATCTAATGATCTTAAAAAAGAAATAAAAAATACAATGGATGAATTTAAAAAAATGTTACCGAAAGGTAAAGAAGGAGATAAGATTACAAATGATCTACGAAACATAGAAATAAATAAAGTACAAAGTTATCTTCTTAAATCTTTTTCTACATTTACAAATCCAACTTATGCGCCAGACCAAGCAGTATATAACAAAGCCGTAAAATGGGTAAAAGATAATGTCATTAAAAAAGATAAAACATCTAGATTAAATGCAGTGGCAGAGTTTGGTAAAAAGAATCCTGAAGATGCTTACACAGAGTCAGCTAAAATGTTAGTTGAATCTATTCTTAGAACAGGTAGGGCAGAAGGTAAAAATCCATTACAACAATTAAAAGAAATAGGTAAGTTAGTAAATTTTAAAAACTATAAATTTATGAAAACAGGAGAGGAACTACCAGATGCTGTTAAACAATTATTAGGACCAGAAAGAAATTTACGAGCAAGTGTATCTTTTACAACAAGTGAAATGATATCTGCAGCAGCCAATAAAAGAGCTGCAGATTATATTGCTAATATGGGTTTAAAAAACGGTTGGTTGTACAGAAGTGCAGAAGAGGCTAGAAATGCAGGTAAATTAAATTACGCACAGATAATGAAGATGCCAAGACTTGGTCCACACATGAAATCTAATCTTACAAAACTATACGCAGATCCAGATTTTGTACAGGCTATGCAAGGTGTAGGAGGAGTATTAGATAATTTAATTAATATACCTATTTATAGAGAAATAATGCAAGGTAAAGTTTTAGTGCAGGTTGGTAAAACTTTATACTCACCACAGACACAGGTTAGAAATGTGTCATCAGCTGCGTTTTTTGCACTGATGAATGGACATATAGGAGGAATGGCTAGTGTCACTAATGCAATGAAGATTGTATTAGACGACATATTTAAAGCAGGACAAAAAAATATTGATGAAGTTGCATTTAATAATTATGTAGAAAAACTAGTAAGATTAGGGGTGTGGGATGAGAATGTTGTAGCATCAGAATTAAAAGCTGTGATGAATCAATTAAAAAATAATACTATTAGAACATCCGATCAACTGTTTGACAAATTAATTAAGATGGCACCAACAGATAAAGTTGCAAGATTATATGCTGGTGGTGATAACCTTTGGAAACATTTTGGTTATGAATATTCTAAGTCACAACTTAATATGGCTCTTAAAAATATAGACGATGTTAAGGCATGGCATAGAGACATGGGTATTGAGTTTGTAGAAAATAATATAAGAACAGGCGTTCCAAAAACTTTAGATGAGCATCTTGATGAAGCATCAGCTTGGTTAATAAGAAATACATATCCAACATATAGTAAAGTTCCACCAGCGATACAAAGTCTTAGAAAACTACCTCTCGGTGCTTTTATATCATTCCCTGCTGAAATATTAAGAACGGGTACAAATATTACAGCTACAGCGTTAAAAGAAATGTCTAGTTCTAATCCTGCTATACGACAAATGGGTATAAGAAGAGCGTTAGGTGCTTTTATGACTAGTTATGCTACAGGGACAGGACTAGTTCAAACAGCTCAATTTTTAACAAATTCTACAGATTCACAGTGGGATGCTTACAAAAGATCAGCAGCTGCACCATGGGATAAAAATTCTAGTTTATTACCAATCGAAGGTTGGAAAAATGGTGAGTCTGCAGCAATAAACTTTTCATACTTTTCACCATACGATAGTTTATTTGCACCATTAGAGGCTGCAATTAATATGGCCGCTTCTCAAAACTTAAATCCTCAAGAAACAGATGCTTATGTTATGTCACTAATGTTTGCAGAAGATGGACCAGTGATGACTTTGTTATCTCCTTTTATCACAGAGCCAATAGGTTATGACAGACTTTTAGATGTAACGGTAAGAAAAGGTAATAAAGCTCAAGGTGGAACTGTATTTACAGGGTCCGATGATTTACCAGATAAGTTTGCAAAATCATTTGCTTATATCCTTGATGGTGTTAAGCCAGGTGTTCTCGTAAGTGCTGATAAAATAGCAGGTGCGCTTGGAAAAGATTTATCAAGAGGTGGTAAACCTTTAAATTTAAAAGACGAATTGCTTGCGTTATTAGCTGGTACTAGAATTATAAGAATTGATGTAAAAAAAGATTTAAAATATGCAGCGTCTAACATGAACAGATTACTAAGAGCTGTTGATGAAAACGAAAATTTTTATAATGTAGATAATTACGCAAATAATACACCGAATGACATGATTAAAACATATAATAAAATGCAGGAAGAAGCATTTAAAATACAAAAAGATATGTTTATAACAATAAAAGATTTACAGTTATTAGATTTAAGTGAAGATGATATTTTTGAAATATTAAAAGAATCTCGAGTTAATACTAAACTTATAAATAATTTAATAGATGGTGTTTTTACTCCTGTAAATTACTCTAGACCTAGATTTGAAACAAAAGTGAAAACAATTGATTCAAATCTAAGAAAAGAAAATCAAGAAAATATTAGATTTAGATTTAGATTAAATGAAGATTTTGTATTTCCACAAGATGAATTAGAAAATGTAAAAGATTCTTACTTTGATAAAAGATTTTTTGAAAGAGGTAATGAATATGAACCTGAAAATAAAGACTATAAATTAGATAAAAAAGGAAATCTTTTAAGAGATAGCAATGGCGACCCAATAAGAGAAGAAGGATTTATAAAAGAAACACTTAGAAAACTTACGCCAATAATAGAAGATAAGATTAAAACTTTTACTGATGATTATGAGAGCAGTATACAAACACCACCATTAGGCAATACACCTATGCCTAGTGCTAATATAACAACAAATAGACAACCTAAAAATCAAATTACAGGGTTGACAGATACACAGACAGCACTACTATCGCCAGAAGAGCAAGTAATAGCAAAGAGAACATAATGCCTAACGGACCAGGAGAAAAAATTAAACCTAAAACAACAAGAGAGCATTTGCTTTCTATATACGGATATATTACAGGATTAAGAAAGGATGTAAAACACATGCACGAAGGTATTCACGATTTGGGCGGTAAGATAGACAAGATCTATTGGGTGTTATTGGGTACTGTAGGGGCAGTATCACTTCTGTTGCTAGAAAAATTTTTGGATAAATTAACATGAATTTAAGTCGTAATTTTACTCTTCAAGAGTTAATTAAATCAGACACTGCTATCCGTTTGGATATCAACAACAATCCAAACTCAGGTCAGATAGAAAAACTAAAAGCACTTTGTGAAAATATTTTACAGCCGGTGCGTGATCACTTTGGCAGGGTTAAGGTGACGAGCGGTTTTCGTAGCGAACAACTTTGTATTAAGATAGGTAGCTCTGTAAATTCACAGCATGCCAAGGCCGAGGCCGCAGACTTCGAAGTAATGGGCACAGATAATGCTGAGCTAGCTGACTGGATTAACCAGAACTTAGACTATGATCAATTGATACTTGAATTCTACACTCCTGGTGAACCAAATAGTGGATGGATACATTGTAGCTATGTGCCTGAAGGCGGTAGAAAACAATTCTTACATGCATATAAATCAGAGGGTAAAACAAAATACAAACCTGTAATAGGTAAAGCTACTGACTTAATGTAAAGTCAAAAGCTACAATTCTTTTTTTAAAATAAATTTTATTTGGTTCGGTGTAGTGTGTTACAAACTGTGGCACTATCATAATATCACCCTCTTCAACATCCGGAGCATACAAAACACTTTGATCTTTTTCATTATTCCAGGGTTGTATGTATGTTGTTTTAGGTGAGTCTTTTTTTATCTGTAGATATAAAATAGCGGCATATCCTTGAGAACTATGGTTATGTGGAATATGGTAGTGTCCTTTATCGTATGTAACAGACCAGGCTCTAGTCACATCTATTTTTGCATTATATTTGGTTCTTATTAAACTAAACTCTTCTTTAAATATTTCTTGTAATTGCCAAGTAAAATCTGCTTTGTTTCTGTTGCTATAAAAATTTGGAAAAGGCATCTCAGGAAACATTTTAAGAACTTCTTCTAAATGTTCTTTTTTATTTTTAAAATTTACACATTTAATTTTAAAAAATTCTATTTTAAATATAGGCTCTATTTCAAATTTTATATCCATTCTTTTAATTCTTCTCCCATAACTTCAGAAGCTATGTTTATTTTATCTCGTAAAGCCTTTACAATCTTTTCATCAACAGTATCTTCAGCGATTAAATCAATGTAGGTGACAGTTTTATTTTGACCTATTCTGTGTGCTCTGTCCTCTGACTGCAATCTTTTTTCTAAATCATAACCATTCGAATAATATATAACAGTATGAGCCTGTGTAAGTGTAATACCATAACCACCTGTTTGTGGTGTGCCTACAATAAATCTACACTTAGGATCATTCTGAAACTTACGAATATTGTCTTGCCTTTCTTCTTGTGAGGTTAATCCATAATAATGCACATAGGAATCTTCTCCATATTCTTTTATTATTTTTTGTATAATCTCACCCACACTTAATTGATAGTTAGCCCATATGATTGCTTTGCCCTCTGTCTCATCAAGAACAGACATTAATTCATTTAGTCTATTACTATTGACAGCTTGATTTGAACCATCGTCAGCAGTGAAATGACCACATGTTATTTGATGTAGACGCATTAATTGTGTGAGCACAGTCATAGTGGTTGTGACTTTACCATTTAATATAGCTAAAGCTTGCTCTTTCATTTGTTTGTAAATTTTCTTTTGATCTTCTGTTAGAGCAACATATCTTTTCATAAAAATTTTTGGCGGTAGGTCCAGGCAATCTTCTTTTAATACTCTGTAAGAAAATTGTTTTACTGTTTCTGACAACTCACCAAGATTTTTAAATTCACTAACAACTTGTATGGATCTACCTCTTATATGCATAGTTTTCATTTCTGCATATCTGTTACGAAAACTGTAGTAAGAACCAAAGTCTAATAAATATGGATCAAGAAACTCGCATTGTGTGTATAAATCTAAAGGATTTTTAGTTACAGGAGACCCTGTCATTATTCTTTTATATTTTGCAAACTTACCTAAATTAATAATACTTTTTGTTCTTTTTGCTGTTGGTGTTTTAATAGTTGTAGACTCATCAATAGCCATCAAAGCCTTGTGTGAGTTAAGAAATTTAGATGCAAAGTTAACTCCTTTATCTGTGCTAAAAGCTTCAACATTCATTATTAAAATATGTAAAGCGGTTTCTATTTCAAACAAACTTTCTAATTTTTCTTGTTGTGTTTTTGTGATATTTGGTTGCCACAATACCGTCACATTTTCTATATGTTTTGGTAAATGTGTTGGAAGTTCTTGTTCATACCAAGTTTTGACAACACCTTTTGGTGCAACAATTAAGGCACCATCTATCTTACCTTTATCGTAAAGCATAGACATATTATCAATTAACACTTTTGTTTTACCAGTACCCATTTCCATAAAATAAGCAAAGTTCTCTTTGTTCCATGACTTTTCTAAAGCAGTCATTTGATGCTTATACGGTTTTGTTTTAAATTTATATTTCATAATTTTCTTCTTTCTGACTTGACATATAATATAGGATAGCTATATTGTCAAGCATGTCAGAAAGAATAGTTTATGTTATACAGGAAATACCTGGAACTAAATTTGGTAACCCAAAAATAAATATTATGGGTGCATCAAAGTTTGGTACATTTAAATTTTTATTGCCGGAAGACTCGCAAATAATTTTTTCACCTGGTCCACTAATTTATAAATTAAGACCTTTGTTAAAAAATTTTACAAAAGATGATTATCTTTTATGTACAGGTGATCCTGCAATAATAGGTATAACATGTTCTTTAGTTTCTGATATTACAAATGGTAAATACAATTTGTTAAAATGGGATAAACAAGAAAGAACTTATTATCCTATCGCTATTAATTTACATGAGAAAGGAGAAATAGATGGCAATTAAACAAAAAATAGTTTTTGCTGCAGATAAAACTGGAACTAATGAATCGTTTTCAGGAGTAGCAGAAACTACAACAGGAATAAACTTTGAAGCAGATCAACAAGATGCAATGAAAAAGACTGAAGGTATTCAGTCTCTTGCAGATCAAGTTGAAAGATTAGAACTATGTGATGATCGTATCGCAGATATAGAGAACGATTTGAAGATGATGAAAAAGAAAAGAGACCACATATCAGGTGAGGTCATACCGACCATGATGTCTGAGATGGGTCTTGCAGAATTAAAACTTCATGATGGATCACATCTGAAAGTTACAACGGCGTATCGTGCAACCATAACGGAAGCAAATAAAGAAACGGCGTTCAACTGGCTTCGTGAGAATGGACTAGGGGATATAATCAAAAACGAGATATCCGTATCCTTTGGTCGCAACGAAGATAACAAGGCGGCTGATTATGCCGAACTTGCGAAGGGTCAAGGGTTTCAACCAACACAGAAGATGAAGGTTGAGCCCATGACTCTGAAAGCGCTAGTCCGTGAGCGCATTGAGGCGGGTAAAGAAATGCCAACGGAAATCTTCGGAATATATTCGGAGAATAAAACAACAATAAAAAGGAACAAGTAACATGAACCAAGTAGCAACTAAAAAAGAAGGAGCGTTAGCAACTAATTTATTTGAAGCTGATGCAAATCAAGGTGCTCAAAATATATCGCAGGAAGATCTTGCGTTACCTTTCTTAAAAATTTTGGGCCAACTATCTCCAGAGGTTAACAAAAGAGATGGTAAGTATGTCGAGGGCGCAGAGCCAGGCAAAATAATAAACACTGTTACCAACCAATTGTATGACACTATTGATGTCATACCATGTCATTACAAAAGACAGTACATTGAATGGCAAGACAGAGGCACAAGTACAGGTGCACCTGTTGCGATTCATGAGGCAGATAGTGATATCATAAGTCAAACGACTAGAGGTAAAGACTATAAAGATAGGTTACCAAATGGAAACTATCTTGATAATACCGCTAATCACTTTGTACTTGTCGTAGGTGACAACCCACAAACAGCTTTGATTTCTATGAAATCTACTCAATTAAAAGTGAGTAGAAAATGGAACTCAATGATGATGGGTTTAAAATTGCAAGGCAAAAACGGTTTATTTACACCGCCAACTTACAGCCACATTTATAAACTATCAACCGTTCAGATGTCTAACGACAAAGGAACATGGTTTGGTTGGGATGTAGCAAAGGTTGGTCCAGTGGGAGACAAAGGTATCTACGACATGGCAAAAGCATTTGCTGTGAGTGTAGGTAAAGGTGAGACCCAAGCTAAGTTTGGTTCGGAAGAAAACGAAACTAAGCAACCATACTAATCCTAGGTAGTGGGCGTTTAAGCGAGAGTGGAGACGCCCACTTTCATTGTGCTATATGATAGAAAGTTTTAAAAAAATATTTACAGGATTGGAGCGTGCGCATGGTGTCACCAAAGTTGGGCAATCAAATGGTGATGGCACAAAAGTACAAGGCAAATCATTTATAAAAAGAGAACCAGTCACAGAAGAGTTGTGGCAAAAACATTTACAAGGTGTTGACAGTCTAGGTATTATTCCAATTAACGATGACAATCAATGTATATGGGGTTGCATAGACATAGACTCTTATGCAGGTTTTGATCACAAAAGATTAGTCAACAAAATTATTAGTTTACAATTACCATTGGTAGTATGCAGATCTAAATCTGGTGGTGCACATGTGTTTTTATTTACAAATACTTATGTAACTGCAAAATTAATGCAGGATAAACTTACACAAATAAAAGCAGTGTTAGGTTATAGTGGATCAGAAGTTTTTCCAAAACAAACACAATTAAAATCGGAAGATGATACAGGAAATTTTTTAAATTTACCATACTTTAATGGTGATAATACAACAAGATATGCCTTTAATAATTTAGGTGAAGCTGTTAATTTAAAAGGTTTTATTGAATTGTATGACAATAAAAAAATTACACCACAACAATTAGAAGAATTAAAAATTAAAAGACCAGAGACTCCATATTCTGATGGACCACCATGTATAGAACTCATGGCACAAAACAAAGTTGGTGAAGGTGGTAGAAACAATGCACTATTTCACTATGGTGTGTATGCAAAAAATAAATGGCCAGACAATTGGAAATCAAAAGTAGTTGTGTTTAATGAAACTGCAATGGAAAAACCATTGTCAGATACAGAAGTAGATATAATTACAAAGCAACATGATAAAAAAGAGTGGGGCTACAAGTGTAAAGACGAACCAATGTGTAGTCTTTGTGACAAGACATTGTGTAGAAGTAGAAAGTTTGGGATAGGACAAGAGATAATGTTTCCTAATTTAACCGACCTGCAAGTGATAGATTTAGAAGATCCATATTACTACATGAATGTAGATGGACAGAGATTAAAATTAGAAAATGTAAAACATTTACGGCAGCAAAGTTTATTTCAAGAGTCTTGTATGGTACAATTAAAATTTAGACCTCCAACATTAAAAGAAAAAGATTGGGTTGTTGTAACAAATCAATTATTAAACAACGCAGAAATAACAGAACCTGCAGCAGGTTTGCGTACAGAGGATCAATTGCAGAATCATTTACAAGAATATTGTCTAAACCGGGTATCAGTGGACTCGAAAGAAGATTTACCAAGAGGTGGTACATGGACTAATAATGGTTACCATCACTTTGTATTTGATAAATTTTATCATAATCATTTAATGAGAAGAAGATGGGATCTTGGATACTCAAGAACCGCAGAAATGTTACGAGAGAAATGTGGATGTGAAGACAAGCGTATAGGTAAAAATAAACTATCTGTATATGTGGTAAAACAATTTGAAATTAAAGAAGAGGAGTATAAACAAAAAGTGTTAAAAGAGGAGGCTCCGTATTAATGAAAACAATAGTGTTAGGACCACCAGGAACTGGCAAGACAACTACTTTGTTAAACAAAGTAGATGACTATTTAAAACAAACAGATCCAGATAAGGTGGGATATTTTGCTTTTACACAAAAGGCTGCATACGAAGCAAGAGATAGAGCAATTAAAAAATTTAATTTAGAAGAAGATGATCTACCATATTTTAGAACACTACACTCACTTGCATTTAGAAGACTTGGTATTAAAAAAGAAGATGTAATGCAGCGTAGACATTACCAGGATTTTGGTAAAAAAATAAAAGAAGAGATAAAATATGCAGAGTATGAAAATGATCACAATGGAATTTTTACAACAGACAGTGAGTATTTGCGTGTAATTAATCTTGCAAAATTAAAAGAAATAACACCTATACAACAGTACAATCTACAAGAACATAATCAAGAATTAGATAAAGATAAACTAATAATAATTTCTAACGAATTAGAACGATATAAAAAAGAATATAATCTAATTGACTTTAACGACATGATTATGGAATTTACAAAATCAAACGCCGCCGTGCCAAAGTTTGATGTTGTATTTATAGATGAAGCACAAGATTTATCTAAAATGCAATGGCATATGGCTAAAACTATTTGGCAAAAGACAACAGATTCTTTTATTGCAGGTGATGATGA